GCGGTGGATGGCTCGGAGCGAACGTTGCGCTCGGTGCCAGCCGTGACGCGGAAGCTCGCGGGGACGATGGACGGCCCGCCGTCCTTTGCGTAGCGGTAGATGTACGTCCAGCTGCGTAGGCCGCGGACCTCCACCTCATGGCCCGTCTGGTCGCCACGGTTGGGACCAGTGATGCCGCCGTACTCGTCGCCATGAGCATCGGCCTGCTTGCCGCCACCCAGCGCAACGCCCGTGTGGCCCTTGACGAAAAGTACGTCCCCGCGCTGGACCTTGGACGCGCTGTAGCTCATGCGGGTGAAGCCCTGCGCCTTTAGCTGCTCGTCCTCGTTGCCCGTCCACATGTAGGCGATTGCCTTCTTGCCGAGGCCACCGTTCACGCACTGGCGCACCATCTCGGAGCAGTCCACGTCGCTGTTGGTGACGCTGACCTTGCTGCCATCGCTGAGCGTGATGGTCTCCGCGCTGCCAGTGCCGCGATTGGGCTGGGAATAGCCGTGAACGTTATGCGCCGCGAAGTGCTCCGCAATCTGAGCGATGCGCTCAGGAACTGATAGGGCCATAGGGGCCTCCTTATTCGGTTGTGTGTCTGATTAGCTCGGGAACAGCTCAATGCCGCTAGGCGGAGTCAGGCGGTACACATCCACTTTGTAGTCACTGTTGATGGTCAGCGAGTAGTTGCTGTTATACCGCATGCGCACGGTCAGCGAGCCGCTGCTGGAGATGCTGTAGCCCCACACGCCGTAGCCGCCTGTGTAGCCAGCCAGTGCCCCCGCCGTCGTGCATCGTATCGTCTCGATTGCGGGCGCGGAGAACGTGGACGTGCTGCCCGTTGCCTTGTTGGCGTTGACGAACAGGGAATCCGCGCCGTAGAAGTAGCCAGCTCGCACGCCTGCGGTGTCGCGGACGTGCACCCATATCATGTCGGTGGCGGTGAACGCCGATGAGCCGAGCGCGATGGTGCCAGCGGTCGCGGCGCTCGTGGACGTGCGCGCGATGTTGGTCAGCGTCTGCGATGCCAGCAGCTCCCACGAACCAACGGACGGTACAGCCACGTCCACGCTCGCATACTGCGCCACGTCGATGCCAGTCGCGTTGGCCGTGATGCTCTTGGTGCCGCTCGGAACGACGTACTGTGACGGGATGGCGTTCACCGTGACGCTGGAGAGTCCGCCGTATCCGCTGTCGGGCTGGACGGTCTGCTGCGAGGTCGTGGGCGTGGCGGTCTTGCTCTGCGTTGAGAACGTGGGCGGGACGTAGGTGCCCGTGATGGCCGTGCCCGTGGAGTCGTGTGCGGTGTAGCCGTCCAGCAGGTGCGCCGCGTCCACGGTGTCGTGTGAGGTGTCCGTGCCGCTGTCGACCACAATGCCGTCCACCGCTGCGTCCATCTGCGCGATGGTCAGCGGCAGCGTCGCGCCCGACTTCGCGGCGATGGTCGTTGCCAGTTCGTCCAGCTTTGAGCGCGTTATGAGGACTTTGCTCATGGGCGTGCTCCTTAGTTGGCTACGATGGGGCTGCTGGCGCTTGACGCGAGATACGTGCTTGCCGAGACGCCCTCGGATGTGGCGTTCACTGCATTGACTTTAAGCGGCACTCCAGTCTTGTCCGCTGAGCATACAAGCTGGCACGCAGAGCCGAAGCTGCCAGACTCGCTGACCACCACGAGCCTGCCAGCCGCGAGCGCATCGTCTATCTCTTGGAACGTTGTGGTGCCGACGATTGCATGAAATGCCACAGCGTTGACGAAGCTATTCGACACGCCGAACGACTGAGTCCCTGCCGCTATGGCATGGGTGCCAGCAGTCTCGGTGGCGACTATGTTGCCGGGGCCGAGCACCGAGATGATGGCGAATGGGTACGTCGAGAAGTCGTAGTTGCCGTGCGAGTCGACCCCGCCGAAGAAGTTGCTGTTGGGTGTTGACGTTTCGCGGTTCTGGCAGACGTAGTCCGTGCCGTCGAATGTCACGACAATCTCATCGTCGGAGATAATCTGCGAGTATGCCAGCTGGGCCGCGTTGCCATACTGGCCTGCTACCGTCGTGACCGTCTCGCTGAAAAGCTGCGTATCCGAATAGCCCCACCCGTTGTCGCAGCGGTTGAGCTTCTCGGCAGTGATGGTGTCACCCGTCTGCCAGTTGATAGGCGTGTATGCCATGTGTCCTCCTTACTCCGTCAGCACCGCAGAGCCGACGATTGCCGTGCCGACGTATGCGCCGCCGTAAGCTAGGTCGTCGCCGTCCACTCCCCCGCCGTCGAGCCAGAACGTGGCCGTGCCGCCCTCGTGCGTGGGCAGCGTGACAGCTGGCACGTCGGGGTACGTCGCGCCCATGAGGTCGATGTTCGCCGTTGATGCCATGGATGCCCCCTTACGAGATGGTGAGCACCTTCGTGGTCGCGTCCTGCGAGATGGACGGGAGCGCCAGCGTTCCCGCCACGCCCAGCACGGTCTTGCCGCTCAGCAAGTTCGCTGCCGTGAGGTCGGTGACGGCGCTTGCGAGGATGCTCACGGTGCCGCCCGACGTGTAGCCAGCGGGGACGGTCACGGTGCCGCTCTTGGTGCTGATGGTGCCGCTGGTGCTGCCGTTGTTCGGCATGCTGCCCGTGATTGCGCCGTTCGCGCCGAAGACGGTCACGCCGCTGAGCACGTCAGACGCGCTCGCGCTGCCAGCCCCGGCGGTGTCGTAGAACTTGGCGGTGCCGCCGCCCGACTTCGGGATGTCGACCTCGGGGACGGACTGGTAGGTCACGCCATTGATTACGACGTTCTGTGCCATGTGCTTTCTCCTTAGCTAACGGTGAGGGTGGAGCCGTTCCAGGTGATTAGGCCCCAGTTGCTCGGTATCGGGTTGACGGTGAACTCTCTCACCATCAGCTTGCCAGTGGTCGGGAAGGTCTGCGCGGATGCCGTGGGCGTGGCCTCGTATGGCCCCGCGTACTCTTCCGCGTCGCTCGTGACAACGCGCACGTACTCACCAGTCCCCCACGTGAGGGACGTTTCGGCCACGTCAAGGGACAGGGCGCTCTCTTCCAGCTCCAGGTCGATGCAGCAGCAATCAGTTGCCATACTCCAGCACCTCCTTGATGTGGTTGTCACCCACCTCTATGCGCTTCTCGGCGGTGGCGAGACGCCTGCCATCGACGGTCACGATGTTGAGCTGAACGGTCGCTTCGCCCTTGCGGATGCTTCCCGTCTGCGCCTGCGTGAAGTCCGCGAGCACGACGGTAGCGTTGGCCTCGTCGTCGTAGGTCACGCTGGTGACCTCGCCCTCGATAGGGTCACGACCGCTTTGCTTGATGGTGGCGTACACGTCCGTCCCCGTGAGGTCAGCACCGCGCACGGTGAGACGGAGCGTTGGCGTAGTCCACTGAATCATGCTTGCTCCTTCTGCTCCTTGCCGTGCGCGAGCATCTGCCACCATGTGGACTCGCTGATTTCGGGGTGTATCTCGGCGAATATCTCCATGAGACTGCCTAGCTCCATGAGGATGAGCGAGACGCATACGGCCATGAGGACAGGTTGGAAGCCCAGCTCCAAGCCGCCCAGCAACATAGCGTCCACCACGTCAGCGGCGCACACCACGCCGAAGTTGGAGAGCTTGCGGATGAGACCCTGACGGAACTCGTGCGTGCTGAAGTCGTGCTGGACGAACCAGGCGTTAACCACGCCAAAGAACACATCGAGCAGCGCGAGTACCATGAGCGCCATTATGGCCACCTGCGCCTGTGGGTTGAGTATTGGCTGTATGAAATAGTGGTATGGGGGCATGGTATGGCCCCTCCTTTCGGTCCTAGCAGATTGCGAGCCAGTAGTAGCCGACAGCGTTGCTTGCGAGCCATGCGTTCGTGTCGCTTCTCTGCCAGCGGACCTGCACCTGAGTGGCGCTGTCGATTGACCAGACCATCGGCACGGCGATTTTCGCCACGGCTTCGGTTTCGCTGCTTGCCTTGCCTGCGGTCACGAACACCGCCGTCGGCACCGTACCGAGATTCGGGTTGAATGTCGTGATGCCGTTAGCGTTTGTCGTTGCGGACGAGAAGCCGAAGTTGACGCCAGAAATGCTTTTTGTGCCACCGATATTCAGCAGATTGCCCAAGATAGACCCAGCAGTCGAAAGGCTTTCTTGCCCCTCGATGTAATCGGCGGATACTTCAGTTTTCCCTGCGTCCGTATCGCTCGAACCGATTATCACAGGCGATGCTGTATCGGAGCTTGGTGTAATGAGAAGCGTATTCGAGGTGATATCGACATGGCAGGAGTTGGAGTTTCCAAGTCGTATTCCAGAGTTGAGAAGGCTCGCCACGATGTTCGTCTGCGCGTTGCCGTTGCCGTCGTAGATGGCGATGCCTGTGGGCAGGACGGCTAGCAGGTTGTTGAGTCCGTCCCTAAAGAGCTGGCCGAGCGCGTTGATGAGCACGTTTGCCCCGCTATGGTAGTCGCTGGAGTTGGGGTCGTTCCAATCCTCCTGTGTGGCCTCGGTCACGTGGATGCCGTCCGAGTCGGACCAGAAGTGCTGGCCCGTCGCGTTCGCCGCGTCCAGCGCATCCTGAGCGACGGTGGCCACGCTCTCCGCGTCCTCTGATACGGTGACGGAGATGGCGGCTGTCGGCGCGCTCACGTTGTGTGCGGGCGTGCCGTCGGGCAGGCATGCATCGTCCTCTGCGGTGGCGGTGACGCTGTGCGTCGTGCCACCATCCAGCGACGCGCTGGAGACGCTTCCCGCGCCCGTCAGGATGCCAAGCTCGGACCCGTCGAGGTAGACGCGGACCGCGTAGAAATCATCGGGGATGCCGCCAGAGAGCGTGCCGTCCCACTCGACCACGACCACGCCCGACTTGCTGGACGCGGTGACGCCAGTTGGCGTGCCTGGGGCCGTCGTGTCCCCAACGTGCGTTGCCATGGTGTAGGAGGGGTTGGACTCGCCGTTGGCCACGTTGCCGATGATGGTACGTGTGCCGTCTGCGTTGTCGTATGACTTCGCGCCCGATGGCTTGGTGACGGACGAGGTTGCGGACGTAAGGCCAGCGGCAGCGACGCGGGCGATGCGCTCCACTGGGGTCATGAGTGCATCTAGCTTCCTATGTTCCATTTCAGACCTCCCACGGGTCGGCTATCGGGTCGAATGTCACGTCCACCTTGCTCGACTGGTCGCCGCTCAGCTCCATGACTCGCAGACGGTACGTGCCGTCTGGTAGCCCCATGTGGCCCTCGATTGCGAGGTCTACGACCTGCCCCGGCCAGATGGTCGTGAGGGTCGGCGTGTGGGGGTCATCCAGCCATATGGTGCCCGTCACCTGAGCGAGCGGGCGTGCGCCCGCCCTGAGTCGCGCGGTGGCGTGTGAGCGCAGAAGGGTCAGTGTCGCATCGTCGGTGTAGCTCGCGGTCTCTTCCACGAGTGGCCACGGGTCGCGCCGCGTGACCAGCGCGAGGTCCTCCGCAAGATAGCCGAGCTGCGCCTTGTCGCTGCCAGCGCCAGATGCGTACACGCGCATCGTCGGCGCGGTGTGCGCGACTTTGACGCCCTCGATGGTCCCGCCGCCCGCAAAGCACGTGAGCGTCTGGACAAGGCCAGTCTGGTCGAGCGCGGGGTGCGCATCGGTGCCCATTTCGAGCCTGTGCCGCACGTGCATGCCGTCCTCGGTGACGTAGGGCCTGAGCTGGGCGTCTGGCCCGCCCTGAACGTTGGTGATGGCTTCGAGCAGCTTTGCGAACGAGTTGTTAGCCGCGTTGTAGCCGTAGTACGTGCGCTGGTGGCTGCCCGCCTCGCCCACGTAGGGCCAGTCTATGGGCAGCTCGCCGCCCTGCTTTGCGCCCGTGGCCACCTCGCCGATGGCTGACGCGATGGCGCGGAGCGACAGGCCGTTATAGGTGAGGTCGTCGGTGGTGGTTCCTGCGGGGTTGCCGTTGCCGTAGGCACCCTCGGGACAGACGATGCGCTGCCCGAGCAGGTTCATCATGCTCACCAGCTCGAACGACGTATCAAGCCAAGAGTCCACACGCGGGCCGATTGCTCCCGCCACGACTGGCACGCGGCCCCGCTCGTCCTCCCAGAACAGGAACAGGCAACGGCGGTAGGTCGCTATCGCGCGCTGCTTGGCGGCGCTGTCTCTGCCGGGGACGGCGCTCCATGGAAGGTTAAGCCCAGACGCATCGGCGGCCCCTACGCCCTTGTCGCGCGTGGTGGCAAGCGAGCAGTCGGAGATGTTCACGGTCCACGACATGGATGGCACGTCTATAGGCTCGCCGATAGCGCCGCTTATCGTGTCACCGAGATAGCAGCGCCACATGGTTAGGCCACCCCCGCGTCAACCACCTGTAGCGTCTGGCCCGCCCAGCCGTTGCGTGACCAGTACTTGCGGGCCGTTCTGACGCCCGCCTGCATCTGCGCCTGCACGGTGTGGGTGCCAGCTTCGAGACGGACGGTGTTCTCCATGTACTGGCTGGTTGCGAGGGTCGGGGAGCCGAAGCACCTTACCTCGCCCTGCGACACCTGCGCGCCGTCCACGAGGACGCGCGTGTACACGCTCGCGTCGTTGCTCGTGAGCGAAGTCAGCGTAAAAATGCGCTTGATATCGACGTAGCGGGCGGTCGGCAGCGTGAAGGTGCCAGCGGCGTAGGTGCGGTATCCGCTCGGGATGGCCGTTGCGGTGTTGGTGGTGTCCACCTGGTCCACGAGGATGCCGAGCGACGCGCCGTATGGGACGGCCTGCGCGCCCAATGCGCTCACGCTAGCCGCCGACGTGGACGTGGCCCCAGCGGGCATGAGCATGGCGGCCACCAGCGTGGCGTAGGTCGGGATGGTCGGCACTGTCGGCGATGCGGCAGGCGTGCCCTGCGTGACGCCCACGGCCACGAGGTTGTCCGCGTCCCCCTGCGTGGCGTCGTGGCTGGTAATCCACACGGCGTCGATGCGCGGATTGCTGGATGAGTTTGCGGCAACGTCGGCGGTGGAGCCACCCGCCCACCATGCCTCGCTCATGCCGTCCGATGCCCCCTTGGAGCAGATGGCCATTCCAGCGGCCACGTTGTAGGCCAGCCCCGAGCCAGTGACGGACAGGCCCGCCACGATGCCCGTGCTGCCCCACTTCGATGCGATTATGTGGCGAAGCTCGGCGGCGGTGGTGCCGACGTCGCCCTGATTCTGCACTCCGAAAGCAACGCTCATGGATGCCTCCTATACGTACGTGTCCCGCACGGTGGCGGTGACGGTTCCTGTGCCCTCTGCGAGAGCGGAGATGGTGACGGTGCCGCCAGCGGGGACGGCTGGGAAGTCGCGGCGCGTGAGTGCGCGCGTCACATCGACGCCCAGCACAGTGGCCGTGCGGGTGAGCGAGTCGAGCACGAGCGGCGCGCCCAGTCCGATTGGCGCGGTGTACGCGAGCTGCCCGCCCGAGTGCGTGATCGTGACACCTGCGGGGAACGAACCCTCGACGGTGATAATGGGGTAGGCGGTCGATGTGCCCTCGTTCGCCAGTGTCGCGGAGTTGCCCGTTGGTGCGTCCCCTGCGAACTGGATGGGGAGCAGCAGGTAGCCCGCTCCATCGTCGTAGAGCAGCCCGCCCCCTGCGTCCCCAGTCGGGACGATGGATGCCACGCGCTCGGTGCCGTAGCGTCGCGGGTCGGGGCATACGATGGTGATGGTGCCCTGATGCATGCCGAGCGCCACGTCCCCGTCAAATTCGACCTCGACGTAGCCCGTCGCGCGCGTCTGCGCTTCCCCATCGTCCACGGTGACCTCGACAATGCGGTGGGCGAACCAGAGCACGCCGTTCATAGCATCGACAACTTGGCCCCTGCCGCCGCCATAGGCGGTCACGCCCATGCTGACGGTGCGAGCCGAGTACAGCACGGCATCGTCCGTCACCGCATGCGCGCCGTCACCTGACGAGCGCTCCGTAAGCTCGACCTTTGCTGACGGGGTTCCCCACCAGCCCTCTAGCGAGTTGACGAACAGCCCAGCAGCGCCGTCGTGGGTCTGGCCCAGCTCCAGCGTGCGGTCATCCGCCGCGAGTGAGATTGACAGCTTGCTCATCTATGCACCTGCCATTATCGAGCGCGTGAAGATGGTGGCCGCTACATATGCGTCCTCGCGCTCGTAGACGTTGTTGGTGATGTTCTGCGTCACCTGCGACGCGCCCTTGGGGTCCATGGTGGCAACGCCGTAGGCCGCGCCCACGCTGTGCCCGTCGAGTCCGAGCGCGTTGGCGATTGTCTCGCTCGCGCTGCCCATTGCCCGCGTCGCTTGCACGGTGCCGTCTTCAATGCCGATGGCTAGGCCCTGCATGAGGTAGCCGCCCATCTCCTTCATAAGACGCGACGGGGACTTGATGCCGAAGAAGCTCTTTAGCGTGCCGAGCGCGTTGGAGCAGAGGTTGCTGACTGCGTTGGTCACCCAGCCCACCGCGCCGCTGATGCCGTTCACAAAGCCGCTAATAAGGTCTTGGCCCGCGCCAACCAACCAGCTCCCGATTCCGCTAAGAGCGCCCATCACAGCGCCGCGCAGCGTGCCGAAGATGGACCTGATGCCGCTGATTGCGGAGCTAACCGCGCTCTTCATGGCGCTCAGCGCGCCAGACCAGTTGCCTTGCATCGCCGCGCTAACTGCTGCAACGATGGAGCGCACCACGTTCATGGCGGTTGTGATGATGGTCTTGATGATGCTGAAGTTGGTCTCAACGGAGGACTTAATGACGCCCAGCACGGTACCGATGATTGCGCTGATTGCGGGCCACACGCTGTTGACGATGTTCAAAACCGTGTTCAAAGCGCCGAGAACCGTGTTCTTGACAACCCCGAACACCTCCATGACCTTGTTGCGCATGTCCTCGTTCGTCGCAATGAATGCCACGATAGCTCCGATGATTGCGCCGATGATGGTGATTGGGCCGCCCAGCACGCCAACCACCGCCGCGATGAGCGCGGGTACCGTCGTTATCGCGCTGATTGCAGGGAGAATGACCGTCGTGAAGATTCCAATCGCCGTCGATATCGCGCCAATGATGGTCGTAATGACGCTTGCCCCAGCGATGCCCGCGATGATGCCCGCAATGACGGGGAGCGCGGGCTGGATGAAGTTCAAGAGCTGACCAAAAGCGTCTGCCAGCGTCGTGACGATGGGTGCCAGCGTCTCGATGCCAGACTGGATGAAATCGCCGAAAGCGCCCGCCAAGTCAGAGACGGTGGGCGAGACTTCCTCGAACGCCGATGCCATGCTGTTGATTGCATCGGTCACGCGCCCGTCCTCGTTGAGCGAGTCGTAGATGCCCTGCATGGTGTTGGTCACGCTCGCGTCGAGCTGGCCCATCGCGCCCTCGAACGTCGTGGTCGAGGTCGCGGCCTCCTTTGCCACGTCGGTCATGCCGAGGTTGCTCAATGCCGTGTTGAACTCGTCGGCAGTCACCTCTCCTGCGGCCAGCGCGTCCTTGAACGTCCCCATGGAATCGTCCCACGCGCCCATCTCCTTGAGCTCGTTTTGGATGGCACCAGACGCACCAGGAAGGGCGTTAACAATCTGGTTCCAGTCTTGGCTCATGAGCTTGCCCGCGCCGTTCACCTGCGTGATGGCGTTGGCGAAGTAGCCAAAGCTCTCGGAGTTGCCGCCCGCAGCAGCGTTGAGGTTGCCCGCGGCCTGCACAAGCGTGTCGTAGTCCTGCACGCCGTTGGCGGCCAGCTTCGCGGTCGTGTCCATGACCTCGCCGAGGTCGTACACGGTCTGGTCTGCGTAGTCCTTCATGGCGGTGCGCACGGAGTCAATCTGCGCCGTGTCAAAGCCCGCGAACTTCATCGTGGAGCCGAACTTCTGTAGCGCGTCCGATTGCTCGATGCCGTCGCTGAATCGCTCCTTGAACTCGTCGGCGGCGCTTTTCGCAACGTCCGCAATGATGTTGCCGAGAGCCACCTTCGCAACGCTGAATCCGTTTGCAAGGGCGCTAGCGCCCGCACTGCCAGCGCCACCCATGCCGCTCTGCATGGCACCCGATGCGCTGGACGAGAACGCCTTGCCCGCGCTCTTTCCCGCGCCGCCCATGGACTTGCCTATCTCGTCCGCGACGTTCTTGGCTTCCAGCTTCGGATAGATGGATAGGTAAGCAGATGCGATTTCTCCTGCCATTTACTCACCCCCTTGGGGTCTGTTGAGGATTTCGTCCACGAACGCGCGGTTAGCCTGTGTGGAGTTGTACTTGCGCTCAAATTCCTCGCGTGACGCGGGCGTGTCGATGGGCTTTGGGTAGTTGCGCCGCTTCTGCGCGTCCTCCGTGCTCTGCCATGCGATAACGCGCAACGTGTGCTCGATTTTCGCAAGCAGGTACATCCGCGTGTCCCACTCCGCAGCGGTTCCGCGCCACACGCGCGCCCCTGTGGGCAGCTGCGCGCACAAACAGGCGGCATGGGCGTAACTGTAAGCCGCGCCCATGCCGTCCATGTTGAGTCCGTAGTACTGTTGCAGGTCGGCGCGTAGCTCGCTTGGCCTGTCGCGCACGAGCCGCGCGAGCAACGCTAGTTTTTTGCTTCGTCACCAGCGGCTTCGAACGCGGCCTTCAGAAGCTCGCCCATCTTCTCGAACTTGCCGCCGATGGCGCGCGCGTACTCACGATCACGTCCGGCGAAGATGGCGCGGAAGCAGTGAATCATCTTGCGCGGGTCCTCGTCGGCTTCAAGGATATCGGCGATAAACTCGTAGTCGGTGAGCACGTCGGAGTCGGCTTCGAACTGCTTGCCCTCGAACTCAAAGGTAATCATGTGCTAGGCCACCTCAATGTAGTCGTAGACGCTCACGCCGTTGGCATCGACGTTGCAGGTGATGGTGATTTCGCGGCCAGCCAGCTCGCCAGACGCGAGCGACATCTCGCCCACCTCCGTGACCTGACCAGCGGGCACGACCTGACGCCAGCGGCGTCCGTCGCGCAGGACCAGCTCGAGCACGTAGATGCGAGAGGGGTCATCGTGCGCACCGTGCTTGACGGTGATGAGGTCATTGGTGGTGGTGACCATCGACTGGCCGTAAATCTCCTTCAGCGCGGACTCCTTGACCTCGATGAGCGTGGCGGTGATGGTCTCGGTGCGGCTGGACGAGGCGGTGTAGACCGTATCGCCGTTCATGTCCACCATGTTCTCGGCATCGGTCTCGATGGACTCGGTAACGCCGTCCTCGCTGATGAAGCCAAGATTGACGAAATCAGAAGGCAGCGCGGTGTCAATGTCGTTGGGAACGGTGGCGGTGCTGGGCGCGCTGAAAAAATAGCCACCCGAGACGCCCTTGGTGGTGGATACGTTAGCCACTGCGTTGGTACCAGTTGGCATGTCAGCTCCTTACGTTTGAAAAATGGCCCCCGCGACGGTCGCAGGGGCCATGTGTTTGTGATTGCTCGATTTGCTTACACTCCGTGCAATGCCTGCGAGAGCGCTTCGACCTGCTTGGCATGGAGTCCGGCGTTCACCCGTCCAGTGCGCGCGTCGATGCAGGACGCACCCACCCAGCCGCGCGCCTTGACTGCGCCAGTGTCAACGCCGCTGCCGAACTTCAAGCCGCTCACCGCTTGCGCGCGCAGCTTTGCGCGGGTTGACTCGTAGCCCAGAATGGTGCGAACGCCGCCACTCTTCATGACTTCGCGGAACGCGGAAGCATGGGTCTCTACTTCGAGGTCCGCGCCAACCTTGCGCCTCATGGCTCTGCCGTCCAGATGGGGTCGTTGTCGGTGTCCAGCTTCCCGTAGGACGGCACCGCGAACGCGGCATAGGACGCAACGCCAAGCATTTGAAGCTCGGCCTTGCGGATGTAGAGGTCACCCACGGGGTTGCCCCACGTCCACGTGTTGCTGTAGCTGCTCACGCTCTGGATTGCCTGCGGCGATTGCCCGAACTCTTCTGCGGTCGGCGAGGACAGGGCGCGCTCGACCATCTGGCACACGACCATGCGGGCCGCGTCAGCGTCGGGCGTGGTCCTGCCGCAAGCGGTCGTGACCATGAGCGACGCGCGCTCAATCATCTTCTCGGCCACGTCGGGGTCTAGCACGGTGCAAGCCAAATCATCGACTTCTGCGTAGGTGGTGACAGCCATCGGCTACACCTCCTTCTTCGCCGCCCTCTTTCTGGGCGCGCGTTTCTTTGGCTGCTCTGCGGGCTGCTTGACGGTGTGGCCCCACGACTTGTAAAGCTCCACAAGCTCGTCAGGCACGACCATCTCAACGCCCGTGTCGCAGTGGGTCATGGCTACAGCCATGACTAGGCCGTAATCTTCTGGAAGTAGGCGGTGTCGGCAACGAAACCGATACGGACCTCGGCGCGGATTGCGACCATGTTCTGCTGCCAGAGGTTGATGGTGCCACCAGTGACGGCAAGCGTCGCCTGGTCGGAGATTGCGATCTCGATGCCAGCGACGGTGCCAAAGCGGGCATGGGTCCAATCGCCAGCGAAACCGAGCTGGGCGGGGGTTCCAGCGGCATAGACGCCGCGAGAGTAGGTCACGGGAGCGCCGAGGATGGTGGGGATGGTGGAGTTTGCAACGGTGTCGTTGAACAGCGGGCGCTTGGTCTGGTCGGTGGCGCTGAGCAGCTTGGTCTTGCCCTGCGGGGACATGACGATGCCATTCATCACGCCGCCAGCGTTGGCGATGTTGCCGTCAACGGTAACGAGAGCACCGTAAACATCGGTGCCGAGAGCGACGGCAGTAGCGCCGCCCAGAACGTCGAAGTTGGAGCCAGGAGCAGTGCCGCCGAAAACGGTGGCGTCGAACTTCTTGGCGATGGCGAACGGCAGGCGCTCGCGGAGTGCGGCGTAAAGACGCGGCATATCGTCCATAAGCTCCTTAGAGACGGTCTCAATGACCGCCAGCTTGTAGGGCTGAATGGTCTTGATGGAGACGGTGGAGTTGGAGACGGGCTTGGAGTCAGTCTCTGCAACCCAGTCGGCGCTCGGCTCGCCAGTAATCACGGGGACGGCAACGCCGTTACCGGGCAGCTCGATACGCTGCGCGAGACGCATGACGGCGGAATCCTCGAGGGTCTGCGCCCAAATGTCCTCGGAGATGGATGCGGGGAGGGTAGGACGGGAAATATCGGCCATGGTTGGCTCCTTTTCGTGTGTTTAGGCGCTAAAAGCGCTCTTCATGAACTCGGCGAAGTCCGCGGATGCGTTGCCG